GCTCCATACAATACTTCGTCCACAACATCAGCACCGCTTATACTATCTAAACTAAGAGGAACCACGCTACTAGGCTCGTGCATCACGCTCATCTGGTCAAGCTTTGGAACATCAAACATTCTCTCCTTAACGTTGAACATTGATCGCACGTCAATACCAATACCGTAAAATGAAAATAGATCTTGTTTCCAGAGTATTTTTCTGTTTGCATGGAGATTAAATGATAAATAGGTCTTAACATTATCATCATGATCTTCTATCACTCCAAGCCCCCCTAACGATGACGCTACATGAAAAAGATCACTGATTGTCTTTTTCTTCAAATTACCTGCCCATTTATACGTATCTGTGATCTTATCCTTCGACAGCTGTTTTGATGGACCAAACATTACCCTAAAACGTGATTCAAACTGATTCCACATTGATGCAACGTTTGTCAAATTCGCTCTTTGTGATACATTCACCCACGGTTTAGCGTAAAATATAGATCCTAGTACCCTCAAAGGAATACCAAAAATTGCTCTTGATGTATAATACATTCGCAAAAACTCACCAAAACCGAAGACACACTTGTCACCCGGCGATGTCTTCAACCCAATAGCATCCAAACAGCTTGTTATTTGCTCTTCGGTGTAGTAAGAATTTGTCGAAATAATTATGTCATCACCCTGAACCATGTTCTCACCCACTATATTTAGCTCACCCATTAAATAATCACATACGATTTGTGAAACGATGCTTCCCAACAATGATGTTACTCTCCATCCAGACAGAAGTCCCTTTTTATACTTGATCGTTTCACCAAATACATCCAAATATATTTTATCTAAATCATCGACCTGCCTTCGACAAATCTCTGACACGTCATGGCATCCTTGCGATTGCCACTCATCCGCCAGTATTAGCCAAAAACTTGCAAGAATTCGTTTTGTGAATTGATGGTCAAATGATTTAGCATCCACACAAATGTAGTATTTTGATGGCACGTTCAAAAAGTCCGAAAGTTTCTTTTGAGATACAAGTGTCGCGTTTATCTTCGGATAGTCACACTTATAAAGAACATAACACTGTTCAACGTACGAAGCCAATGGTGTAGATATGACTGCTCTTACTTTCGAGTCTTCCTTTAAAGCAACCGCACACCGGTACCTATCGAATTGATCGATCCATGTATGCGGCAGTTTCAAGTAATATGCCAAAATCCCAGCCATGTTTTTGTTCTTCATAAATACGTCTATCTCAACATTCATTTTTAACTTATCCGCTGATTCCTGTAACCACCTTTTTGGCACTGCAACTCCACCAGGAGTTGCCCATTTTGTGTAATCTCTAACATAAGCTGGAAAATCAAGAGAACGTGACAGATAGTTAACATACAAAGCCATAGGTCGAACATAGTATTCCATCTTACTATAAAACCACTTATCATGGTTCACAAATAGATCAGAATCGTATTCAACCCAACGACGAATGTTTTCAATCAAATCAGCTCTTGTTGCCGTGTTCGGGCCACACAAATTCACCATTCCATCAAACGCACAGAATATGGCACATTTCCGATCATCAATGCCTAGGTCGTCTGCATTGCGAACTCTTCCTGAAAAGTCTCTTGCCATTGTGCGAAACACGTCATCAATGTATTCAGGTTCTACTTCTTTACAAGCGCTGTTCACCTTGTTTGCTAAATACACTAAGACTTTGTGTGTGTTATACATTTTCTGCTTAATCAACAAATCACAATAATAGTTGTAACCATGCTTGGCGGAACACTGTTTCAACGGACCATCGATCTCCATCCTACACCTTCTCAAATTATCCAAGTCATGATAATTGATATTCAGATCAGCTCGTCTTTCAATCAAATCAATGACTTTCTTCAATACTTTCACCTCCCTACTTGTCAAATCATAAAAAACCGTAAATGGAAAAACGTGTGTTCGAAAGTATTTATAAATAAAATAGTGTCTGTGTCTGTCAAATGTGTAGTTTAAATAAAGTCTATCTAAATCAATAAAATTATTATTTACATTAAATGAAGTGATGATTTCTTTAAAATATGTATGAGTTAATGGTATCAGACGCCGCACGAAAAAATGGTTCAGCGAGTTCGGTAGCCAACGTAGCGACTGCTTCCGGATAGTTGCCAGAAAGTACATGGTATCCAGTCTTAATCACACTCTTCAAGTACGGGGCCATTGCCCTCCATGTGTTAGCTAACCAATCGGTGAACGGATCAGGGTATCCGAATGTCAGAATGTTTATAGGTGGTATGTGTCTCAGCGGATTGTATACATACGACATGTGCCTACGTGAAAACCATGATTCATTTGCTTCAGCCAGACTGAATGTAGCCGTAGTTAAGATGAATTCATTCTTTGTAGGTTTAAACGTCATCTTCGTCACCGATGCTCTTATTTTGTATGTATCCCATGAAAGAGTAGAAATCGGTACAGCCAATTGCTCAGGATGACCTTTATAACTATGACAATTGGACCATACCATAGTTGGGTTGCACAGATAGTTGAGACAATTCAGAACCGTGTTTATCTGTATTGAATTCACCACAGAATACAATTCCAAATTTCTGTCCTCATCAAACGTCAATGGACGAACTGATACAGTAGGTGGAATTGTGCTCTTCAACAATACTCCAAACTTAGCATTGATAGCCTCAACCATAAACCAAGGCATGGGATAATGTGATATTGAGTAGTGCTTCTGCATTGCCGAAGCATTTGCATCAGTGCACGTATTCGCTTGCTGAAGTAGCTCAAGCAATTGCTTAGTGATGTCCCGATTTATAAACACACGGTTGCACCCTATGCTCTGGATGATCGAATGAATGTTACGATTAACCTTGTCGCTGTTAAGATACACTCCCCACAACGTTGACATTGGTATGCCGGCATTCGCCAATCCGGCTGTTTGCGCAGCATTGATAACAGTGGCGTAATTTATCGCAAATTCGTGAAAGTTATTAGATGTTGTAAAATTGTGATTTTTATTATCTTCACGAACTATCAATCCAACGAACATCGCCACAACTGCCAAATTGTCTGCACGTGTAGCAGCAAAATCATAACCCAGATTTTCAAGGATCGAT